CAAACGCTCTTTCTGCGTTTTTGATCGCCGAATAAAGCTGATTTGAAGCCTGTTCAGCAATGCTCTCGAACTCCTGCCAAGTCATGGTTTTGTTATAAGACATTGTTTACCTCCAAGTATTAACGTTAATAACCTCTCTCAAGGTCGGCTTAATGAGTCCACACGAATGATCTTTGAAACACATATTCTTATCTTTGTGGTGCCAGTGTTTAGTTAAAGTAGAACCACCTGAATCGGTATTCCCGGTCAGCAGAAAAGTGGTGGTGTCTCCAGAAGGAATGGTTGAACTATTCGGATCGAAGGGACCATCGGGAGTTGACCAATTCGCCGCGTTCTTTATGGCATCAAATCTGGTCTGCAATATGGTGTCTGTGTACGTTCCGGTTGTGAATTTCCCGACTCGAACGGCAGACAGGTCAAGGTATGCTCCTGAGTGCACAAATTCTGTATTAGAGCAATGCCCGAAGATGATCCACGAATCAGCGTTGGCTGTTTCTGTGGTGGTTGAATTTAAGTTTAATGCTCTTGTGGTTGAAGTCGTCAGGTTGGCGTCGGCGTCAGTTAAGTCTCCCCACGCACCCCAATAATTTTGCCCACCAATCGTGTTCCCGGAATCAAAGACGATGACGTTGTAAATCCAGTGGCTCACAGGATCATCTAGGTCGTGGGAAATCTGCGCGTAATTTGACCCGCCGTTCCAGAACCTGAGATTGCTTATGTCGTAATCCCCGCCTGAACCATCGTCGTTGGATAGGTTGTAAAACTCAAGATCGCCAGCATCCAGGTCACGGATGGACAATAATCTCCAGTGGTTGTAATTTGTGTTCCAGCACGAGGACGCACTGACACGGAAAACCGTTTCAATTATAAAAGTGCTTATCGCGCTTCCTGCGGTCACGCCCCAAACATTATTCCCATCCCCTTCATCCCTATACATAAACCAGTTGTTGTCGTTGGCTAAAAGAAACCGCATCGCTTTATCTGCCACACTAGCGACCTCATATCCATACCCATTGATCTCAGTCGGGACATGATTAACGACTGTATCCAGATGAAGACCATTCCCCGATCTGTCTGAGTTATACCAAGTCGCCATGATTATTTTCCTTTGTAAGAGAATAAAAAAAAAGGGATCACCCCAATTCAGGGTGACCCCTTTGGGTGTCACGTAATGTTCACTGCGGTTAAGCAGTCGTCCACTGGTTGTCCACGCCCGAAGGAGCGGAACCAATGCCGAGTTCGACACAAGACTCGGGACGCAGGTATCCGTGCCCGATAGCATACTTCGCCACGAGCAGGTAACCCTGCCGCTGAATCTCGTACTCGCCCTCGGTAGCCATTTCCATCAGCTTGACAGTACCAACGGATTCCTTCCCGAAGGCAAGGCCAACAGTCCCGGCAGGAGAAGCATCACCACTGGCATCAACCCTGTGGTAAGTCTCGGAGGTATACAGGTCAGTGGTAGGAACGTTGTTGGACTTCAGGATGGTAACACCAGCAATCTTGAAGACCGTACCGTCAGCATACGCACCAGACCCGCCCCAATCACGGTTGATAGCATCGGTGGACTGCGCCAGAATGTAATACATGGCAGGTGTCACACAGATGTACCTCTCGCCCTCAGGGACGTTGTTCTCGTCGAACGACTGAGCAACGGCGAAGATAGCCGTAGCCAGGGCAGAACCCTTCTCAGCAGTCGTATACCCGGACCAAGTCGCGCCGGTGGCGGCAACCTCGATCTGGAGACCAGCGGGATTACCAGTGATAACCGGAGAAGTCTGCCGTGCACCAATCAGAACTTCCCTCATGACGTTCTCGTCGAACTGGTTGGCGAGGGTGAGTCCCATCTCTTTGCTATAGATGGACCGGACATCGTAGTGGTTCATCGCCTCGTCAATGGAAGCAAGGAAAGCCTGGGCCAGGAGGAGACCGTCAATCGCGATAACCCTCTCGGCGTGGTTAACAGCAGCACCAACCAGATACGCGCCCGGAGTGTGATAGGCAGCACTGATCTGACCAGTGAAGGGGAACTGCGCACTCTTGCCGCTCTCAATCGTACGGACAAGGTGCTTGTCGAGCATTGTGGTAGCCTGCTCGAATGTAGTGAGGACTTCGCCGCCGAAGACCTTCAGGAACAGCTGGAGAACATCGGAACCGCCTTGGTTGGCGTCACCAATTCGTGAAACAGTTGCGTCGGGAGCAGCCATGATTTTGACTCCTTTGGTAGAAATTGCTTAGGGTTAGATTGCGAATTACACAAGGTGTGTTCCTATCCCTTCAAAGGTGTCCGTTGACTTACCCCCGCAGGGTTCTGTCATTGGGCTTTTCTGGTACTAGGCTACACAAGCACGCTTAGACATTGCTTCTCTGGAGCTTCTCTACAACCATTTTCCTGTAAGCAGGGTCTTTCGCGTACTTCGGATCAGCCATGGCAGCAGTAACCTGCGCCATGCTTTCGAACACATCCCCACCATTTGGGGGAGGAGTGCTTCCTTCAATCAACTCTGGATGCGCACCAGCAGTAGTGTCGAAGCGCGCCTTCAACGAAGTTAGTGCGGTCTTGACTTCGGAGATATCTGTAGACCCGAGAAGTTTATTGTAAGATTCAATCTCGGCTTTATCGAGAGACTCCGCAGCCCAATCCATAACCTTGTTGTAGTTTTCTTCGCCGCCAATGCTGCTGAACGCTTCGTTTCTAAATTTGTCGCGGAGCGCGACCTGACCGCTTATGTACCTGTCAACGGTGTCTTTCGGATACCCAGCTTTCGCGAGGGTCTCATAAGACTCTGCCGTAAGTTCACCTTTCTCAAGAAACTCCGCTTCAAACTGAGAGATATCCACGGCTCCATCAGGAGCAGGAGGTTCGGTTCCGTCCTGGTCAGGCGCGGGAGGAGTAGGCTCTCCACCGGCCTTCTGCGCTTCGAGTTCCTTTATCTTAGCTGAGTATTCTCCTATCTTGGATTCAGCGTTCTTGTACGCCTCGATAAGATCGTCATACGTTTTATATTTCCCGGCAATAAGATCGTTGTTAGCCGGAGGAGCAGTAGGATTCTTCCCCTGTTCTTCGTACTTCTTCCGCATCTCTTCATCATGACCATCGGGCGGGGTTCCGGTATCCGTTGGTTTTGGTATGAAGTCTGCCATTATTTACGTACTCCGTTTCTGACGATACTCACGCCATTGCCGATTTCAGTGCGAACCCTTCCGAACGCCTTGGGATTCGGTTTGTCGGTTTTCATCGCAGGCGTGGCATCTGCCGGGCCTTTCGCCTGAGGTTCGCTGACCTGAGGCTCAGAGATTTTCTGAGGTGTCTCCGTCTTTTTAGTTTTCGCCATTGTCTGTCATTCCTTTCGTGACGTTTCCGGCTACAGGTCCGACACCTTTTTCCATCAGTGCCATCATCTGTGCCTGCTGACGTTCTGCAACGACTGTTTCTTCGTCTTTGATGAGGTTCTCGACATCTATACCTCTCGCAATCGCCGCTTTCTTAATGTAAGTACCCATGATCAGGTACTGCATCGCTACATCAGATACCGGCTCAAGGTCGTTCAAGAACAACTGAAGCCTTTCGACATCGTGCGTCCTTCCAAGGGCTTCGAGGCCGGTAGTAATAACGATCTTCGTAGCCTTATCGGGAAGTTTGGGGAGCTTCTGTTTCTTCTCCATCTGCTTCTTAACAAGCTTCAGGAGAGGCAGCTGAAGTTCTAAACTCAAGAGACTGTAGACACCGCCGAGGGTATCTTCCAACTCCCGCGCCATGAAACGTATTTCCTCCGCAGTAACGCGCTCTCCTTGCCGCTGAACAGCAGAGTTGAGCATGAACACCTGCGCGAGATTCTTTTTGATTTCATTAACGGTCTCGCCAGCGACCCTAAAGTCCATCGCCTTATCGACCTGCATGACTGTTACGTCGTCTTTCCTCCCAGGCTTAACGGCCCCGTTCTCGGACTGAGCAACCGTTCGCTGGGAAGTAACCCCGTTCGGATTGACGAGGAACAGGATTTTCGACATTGCCGCCGAACCTTCAACGATGGTCATTGACAAGCTTTCGAGACTTCTCAAGTCGCCCAAATGCTCCTCAACAAGTCCTCGTCCGTAGTCTTCGCCGTGCAGGCCCATCCACCGGAGAGGAATCCACGGGCAGTCATCGAACCGATACGTTCCTAAAGATTCCGGGATAATGATTCCGTTGACTTCCTGAGATACTTTCCAGTGCGTATCTGTTCGCAACACTCTGGTGTACATTTCGACAGGAGTGTCTATGTTTTTCTGTACATCAATAACATTCTGTCGCACTGATTCGGGGAGAGCCAGAGGCGTTACTTCTTCCTTGACTATGATCTCAAGGACCATCCCGAAAGGATCGCGCTTGACCACGTACTGATCAAGTCGGTATACCTTAAGACGTTCTTTCACCGCGTTCAGGAACATGAGGGCGTTGCCCGTAGTAACAAGATACCGGATCGCCTCAAACACAGAAACACGCAGAGCCATGCCTTCGATCTCGTCCATGATCATCTTTTCGATCTCAGCCAAGACCTTCTCTACCTCTGTGAAATCCGCATCTTTCATCCCGGCTTTTCGCGCTTCGCCCTTATCCAGTTTCTGTCTAAAGAAAGGACTGTTAGGAGGAAGCAGGGCAAGAAGCAGTTTCGAGGACAGGTTATTTACTCCACGAGCACCCATTCCCTGATACGGCGTGACTAAGTTGCTGTTCTCGTTCGATCCGGCAGGCGGCAGCAGGCTCGGGATAGTCAGAGCCGCGCAATCACGCCCGCGTTTTAGAACGAAGTTCCTCTCGGTGTCTAGTTTTGCCCACCGTTTCTTATGGGATGTCATGGACTTCGCTCCTTACTTTTTCGAAATTCCGAGGCCA